TATTCACATTTTGTGTGTAATGACTTCAATCGTTGCTTTTATTACTAATGTTTTATCAGTATTTTCGTTCAATTATGTCCGCTCTTTGGCTATTTCCTTTGGCTTTTCAACAATTTTGTTGTTTGGTCCAGCTTGGGGGTCCTTGTATCTTGGACTTTTTTGGAGTTCTTTGTCAAGCCTTACGGGTGGTCTTGCCCTCAGTGGTATTGTTGCTATCTATGTTATCTTTAGGTCAAAATGGTTCGCGTTACCAACTTGGGTGTCTTATTTACCCGAGGGGTTGCAACGTACTTTACGTGCCATGGCTATTGCATCTTGGTGGAACAATGGTCGCTGGTTTTCTTTCATCTTTTATCCTAGTATATGGATACGAAGATGGAACGTTAAATCTTTTGCTCTTGGTTTCATATCTCGCAGTCTCTACCTTCGAAATCCTTTCTATCGCTTTTGTAAGCGTGTTAGTGATTGGTATGATTGGCTCATGTTTTCTCTTGTCGCTAATTTTGATATTTTTCTCTTCACTGCTGTGGCTTCTGGTGTCTATGCTTATTTACGTCGTAGACGCACCCACGTTGCTAAGTTGGAGAGTACTTGGGAGAACTTTTGGACCATACTCGCGGCAGGTATTAAGGCTGGCGGTATCATTGCGGGATTTGCGGAGTTCGGAACTTCTCTTCTTGCAAAAAACCTTACTACTAGCTCTTTCGTTGCAGATATCATCAACTGCTTTGCAAAAGTCTTTAGAGACGAACATATTCGTGTTACGCCTAAGGACCCTAAATCCACTTTACCTGTTGACGCTGAAAGCGTTGTGGATGCCGGCTTTGATCTTCTTGATGATCCAGAAACAAATTTCTTTGCTGCTTTACAAAGGTTATTTAGTAACCTTAGAACAGTAATTTATAAGCATCGAACTCGTTTGATGTGGTTCTTTGCTGCTTGTGTTGTTGGTGTGCTCATATTTTTGTGGGTTCACCGTCCTGATTTCTTTGCTATTCTTGAGAGTGGTTCCCTTGAGGGACATTCTGGTGCTAAGAAACGTGGTAATCGTGGTAAGAATAAGCCTCGTAAAAATAAAATTAAAGGTTATCGCCCCCATAAGAAGAAGGGTAATGCTAAACGTTTTGTCTTTTATGATGCTGGATCCCTTGCTCAAATGGAACAAGTTATGTATAATGGTAATCTTATTGAACGTGAAGATCCACGTTTTCCAAAGGTGGGTGAGGAATTACCCAAAGGAAAATGGGAATATTGTACTCCAACTGAGGAGGAAGGTATTTATCAAAAATGGGAATTGAATTTGGAAGGTGCTAAGGAAGGTTATATTGGTTATGAGTCTTTAAAAGAAACAGAACCATTGCTTGTAACTATTGGAACTGTTACTAAACCTCTCCCGTTAGTCCCAAAGAAATTAGAAGCTATTCCTGTGGAAAAGCCAGTTGTGGCTGAACCAAAAGTTGGCTCTAAGCCCCCATCTGCTCCTGCTAAGCGAGATAATGAACAAACTCGCCCTAATAGCATTCCTATTCAACCTTTTAAAAAAGAATCTAAAAAAGAAGCTTATGTTGCAGAGACTGAATATGTAACTTGGACTCCTGCTCAAAAGGATGCCCATCGTCAATCTCATAAAGAGCGACTTGATAAACTTGATGCTATGTCCGATAAGGATTACATGGCATTGCGTGTGGCCTTGAAGAAAAAATATGGTGATAATTATAAACCATCGAAGCGAGAAATTAAATTGCTTGAACAACCTGCTCAATTGGAAGCATTGGTTAAGGGTTCCGCTAAGGTTGATTTTGAACCTATTCTTCATTGTCGTGGTCAAGCTCATGGTGATGAACAAGCTCAAATTTATTATATTCAAACTGGGATTTTAGTTAATCTCCATGAATATAATAAATGTTCTGATTTTTATAGTCCCGTTACTGGAAAAAGTCATCCTAAAACAAGGATAATTCAACGTGATATCTTTGGAAATAGGGATTTTGTCCTTTGTGAGTCTTATGATGGTGCTCCAAGTCCTTTAAAAAAGAAATATTTTGAAGTTCCTGAAGTTGGTATGCAAGTACATTTCTTTGATTATAATGGAAAACATTCTCAGGGTATCGTTGAAACTATAAACGAATCTGGTGAACTTGGTATTCAAGCTCGAGCAACTGTTTCCACTGAACCTGGAGATTGTTGTGGTGCTTATATCAATAATAATGGTCGAGTTGTTGGTTTCCATTTTTCTGAAGGTCGGCGCGGTGTCAATAATTTGTTTGCTCCTGTTGATAATGCATTTATCAACATGTTTGATACAAATCGTTCAAAAAACTCCGCACTCACATAGGTTATCGTTTTTATCGATATCCTATGTGCACAACATCCAAGGTAATTTTACCGTTGCCTGTTCGAGGATTTGTGCCATATAGACCTGTTGCTAAATCCCATTATCGGCCTGCACCGTATGCTGATAAGGGTGATCATGATAATACTTATGTTCCTAGTGATATGTCAGAAATGGCTCTCGCTAAGTCTGTAGTTAAGAATTTAGATCCTTTGAAATCATATTCCCAACGTCAGTTGGATGTTATGTTAATTTATTTAATTAAAAAATATGGTCCATTTATGGAAGGAAATAATCTTAAGACTTACGAAGAGGCTGTTGATTCATTACAGTTTCGTAAAAGTGCTGGTTATCCTGATTATTATGATACAGTTGACAAGGGTGATGCCCTCGCTCAACATGGAGATGAGATTAAAAAAGATGTTGAATCCATTCTTGCTGGTAATGATATGCATTTACCATTTTCTACCACATTGAAAGATGAATTACGTGATGCGGTTAAAGTAGCTGAGCATAAAACTCGTGCTTTTAATGCCTCTGGCATACGTCATTTGTTGGCTAGTGAAATGTTGTTTGATATTCAAAACCAAAAGTTGCATGATGCTCTTGGAAAACATCCTTTAACACTTGGTATTCCTATACCAGGTCCAACCTTTGTTTCTAGTGTATTGGGTTTGTCTAATAAAAAAGACTGTTATGATGCTGATGGTGATGGTTGTGATCAACGTTTTAATTTGGGCATTGCCTGGGTTATTCGTGAATTTCGCAAAACTTATCTACCTGTTAGTTATCATGAATGTGTTGATCTTTTATATGACTCAGTTTATGCTGGTGATGTTATTTGTTGTGGTGTTATTCATTCTATGTTGCACAACAAATCTGGTTGGAAAAATACTGGTGATGATAATGGTTTAATGTTTGATTCTGCTATTCATGAGGCAATTGAAGCTTTGACTTGTGAACCAGATGAAGACATAAGTTCCCGGTTAATTAATGGTGATGATATTGCAATAAGTATTGATCACTTGACCATTGGAATTAAAGAACTCCGTGATTATTTAGCCAAGTATAATGTTATGATCTCTTATGATGATGAGAAGTCTAAATTTGCTGGTGAATTGGCATTTCTCAGTCATAGTATAAAGCCCCGATTTATTAAAGGTTTTGGTGATGTTTGTGTTGCTGCTGGCAATTTAGCAAAACTTAAATCTAGCTTGAATTGGGTACAAGTGAATGATAAAATGACTTTAGAAGAAAGTTCTATTTTACACTTGTTAGGTTTGCGGATTTGTTTGTGGCCTTGGGCCATTGAGTTTGATAAAATTAATGAGACCATTGATAGCTATCTTGATCACCTTAAGAAAGTTAATAGATGGAGCCCAGTATTGGAAAAACTCTTGGTTAATCGTCTTACTGACCAACAAATCCTTGATATTCATATGCGCTTGGAAAGTTTGCCTTTTTTTCAAACTTGCAATTATTCCGTGTCGACTGAAATTATCAGCGGAATAACTGTATTCCATTGTTACGACATGCCTAAATCAACAAAACCTACTAAAGCTCAGCGTGCTCTTCAAATCGCTACTGATAAAGCTCTCAATAAGAGAGGTTCTTCTAATCCTTTATTGAAACAAATATTGGTTAATAAAATGAAAAAGTCTCCTGTACTTCATGTGCAACAAGCACAATCTAAAAAACATTCCGTAGCCCCTGTTGCCAAATCTAATAGTATATCTCATTTTTGTGATGAATATTCTCTTAGTAATGGTAGGCGAGGCCGAGGCGTTAAAGGTTGTGAGTATATTGGTGCTATACTTTATCCTTCAGGCACAGTTGTTGCTGGCCAAACTTTAGCTAATTTTGATATTGGACCCCTGTATTTTGAGGGTACTCGTTTACAAAAATTTGCTCAAATGTATGAAAAGTATAGGTTTACTAAATTGGATTTTAAATTTGTAACTGCCAAAAATTCCAGTACTGATGGAATGATTGGGTTAGCTTATGATCATGATGTGATGGATCCTACACCACCCACTGGAGATTCTGGTATTCGTATTTTTACTTCTATGAATGAACATAAGATGGATAAAGCTTGGGTTGATATAACCGTTAGAGCAAGAACATCTGATGATAAAGAATTTAAGTATACCAATGAATCTAGTGCTGGTGATCCTCGATTGGTTTATCAAGGACAGCTTTATGTGTTTTTAGCTGCAGCTCTTAGTGCTGTTTCTGCTGGTTCCACTCTTGGCCTTGTAGAACTTGATTATGATTGTGAATTTATTGAACCACAATTAGAGACTCCTGAAACTGG